CGTTGAAACGATTGAAGACTTCCTGCACCCTTTCTTGAATGTTCATGAAGTGGTTTTTTTGTATAAGAAACTCAAGGGGTCAATCCTCAAGTGAGTCGAGTTCTTTTTTTATTGCTGACCACAACTCCTCCTTGATCTTGGACTCTGCCCACCGCAAGCCAGCCTTGCCACCCCATAGCAGATAGGAGATAGTGCCGCAAGCATTCATATCTGATTCGTCGTAGTCTTCCTCAGCTCGTGAGAGATAGGAGGCCATGCGCTTCACAGTCTCAAGAGAGACGGGTTCGCCTTGTGCAAGCTGTTGAGCTCTCACCTTGCCCGTCTGGGTAGCGCACTTGTTCCCGTTCTTCTCGTTCAGGTCGATACCTTTCTGCGCGTTATTCTTGACGGCTTCGGGATAGTCGGAGTAGGACTCCATGACTACCCGCTTTCCGCTCTTCGTACGTCCGTCAGCTTTGACAATGGCACGCGTGAGCTCGGCGAGCATCTCGTCGTCTTGGTTCTTCTTGAGCTTGTCGGCGAAGTAGCCCTCGATGGAGAAGCCCTTGACCTTGCCTTCCTTGACCCACTCCTGCCAGATAGCTTCGTTGTCTACCTTGACAGCTACCATCCACGTACCTACGGGGACGTCCAACCCGTACACGGCGGACTTGTCCTTCTGCTTGTCCTCTACCATCCACGACTCTACCACGGTGAGCCCGTTGATGGTGTGCTCGTGTTCGAGGGTGTGGTTGGCTTGGTTGCCGTGCTTGAGGTAAAGCTCCGCCGCACGACGTACCGTGCTCTTCGAGAAGTAGACGTAGAACTCGTCCTCTCCGTTCTTGCGGTAGATAGGCTTGTCAGGTACAAGGGCGGGGCCGATGAGGATACGCTTGTCTGCGTCGGCCTCAGCAAATTGCACACGCGCCTCCTTTAGGGCGATGAAGTCGAGCTCGATGGCTGGACGGTCTACAAGGGAGATAGCGTCGATGCCGTACAGCTCGGCATCCTCGTCGATGATTAGTTCTACGATTCTCATAGTGTTGCTTGGTCTTGAATTTTCTGATTTGCTTGCTGGGCGTTGCTCACGTTCTCCGCGAGTACATACGCTTGTATGGGTTGTGACTGCCCTGCCCCTTGTCCAAGGAAAGAGAGGTCGAGGGTAGGGGCCGTTGGTGCTTGCTGGGCTCCGCTCGCAGGAGAAGACCCCGCCGAAGAATAGCCTGCACCACCACCCCCTGCGCTTGCGCTTTGGTATTGTTGGCTTTGAATCTGCTTGACGTTAGCCAGACCCGCAGCGGTAGCAGCGGCCGCAGCAGCGGCACCGAGACCCGGCCCTACCACGGGGATACCTGCAAGCGATTTAAACGCCTGCACCGCACTCTCGTAGGTGGAGATGAGGGCTTGGGCCGTCTGTATCTTTTTAGACCTTTCAAAGCCTTTCTTCTGCTGCTCTTCCGACTCACCCGTGAAGGCTTGGTTGAGAGCCGCGAGAGCATCGAGGGAAGATTTGGCGATGTCGAGCTTGGCTTGTTTGATGGCTTCTGCCGTAGCCAACTCTGCCTCTAATTCCTCCTTGCGCCTTTGGGCATCGGCGGCGGCGGCTTCGTCTTTCAGCTTTTGTTCTTCGGCCAACCTTTCCTCCAAAGCCAAACGCGCCTCCGCTTCGGCCGCCAACCGCTCTTCTTCTTGGGCGATGAGCTCTTGGTTGAGCGCGTAGAGTTTGTTTTGTAGTTCCGTCTGGATAGTCGAGCTCGCTTGGGCGGCGGCGGCAGCTGCAATCTCTGCGTCTGCCACGGCTTGCAAACGCTCTTCGGTCTCACCTTGTAGCTCTAGCTCCTGCCGCAAAAGGGCGGCGGTCTCGTTTGCTATAGCCACGTTCTCGTCTGCGAACTTCTTGTTCAATTCGGCAGCGCGTGTAGCGGCTACTATACGCTCCTCGATTGAAATCCTCTGGTCGTCGCTCTGCCTCTTGAGTTCCTCTACCTCTGCGGCCCCTTCTGCCGTGGCAACGTTCAGCTCTCTTTGCCTGTCCGTCAAGGCTTGCATACGCTTCTCCAAGGCGACGGCTCCTTGGACTTGCTCGGTAACTGTAGCGACGAACTCGTCCTTGTATTCAATGACAGCCTCCACCGCGTCCGCCACTTTGTCCGTGACGTTCTCCACTCCGAGAACGACTTGGCCCATCGCATCTGCTGCGATCTTTCCGGCCTCGGCAAAGTTCCCGCTGAAGGCCGCTTTTATAGCATCGCGTAAACGCGGGAAAAGCTTAAGCAAACCCTCGATGCGCGTTTCGATGTTTTCTTGAATCGCGTTCTTGAGGTCGATGACCGCCTGCTTGGGGTCGCTGAAGGCGGCGAAGAGCTGCTCTACCAACGGCCCTGTGAGGTCGATGATGGTATCAATAACAGCCCCGATACCTGCCATCGCTAACCCAAGGGTGTCGGCCACCTTCTTGTTTTCGAGGAAGGCTTCCACGATAGGCGTCAGGACTTTGGTAACCAAACCGATGAGACCCGTTGCGGCAATGGCAGCCCCCACAAGTTTGAAAGCATCGGCACCCGCCTTGCCCGCCTTCTTGAGAAGGCCGCCCGACTTCTTCGCCTGTTTACCTATATCCTCTGTGGAGTCGGCGGCATCTTGTGCCGCGTCTGCCACATCCTCCATACTCTTCTGAAGCTGACCAGTGGCCTTGATTACTTCGCCTGTCTTGGCATCGAATTCGAGTACGACGGTCTGTGTAGTTACAGCCATGAGAGCACGGTTTTAAGGAGAAAGACACAGACCCCAAAGAAGGCCGCGAGGTATCCCAGCGCGAGGGTGTAGTCCAAAGGCACAAGCCACCACGGAAGCGGGGCTTTGACCTTGTAAGCCTGTAAGAGGTCGATGCCTCTCATAATATGCTGGGGGTCTTTCATTGGGGTTGGGTTGTTTGGTTTTTGGGTTTGCAGATGCCCATAGGAGACGTACCTCCCGGCACACCGACGGGGATGGTTACCCAGTCGTAGCCGTACAGCTTGCAGCACTCCTCCGACCCGAAGTCAGGAGACCCCGAGCTTGAAGAGTTGAAGAGTATGAAGTTGTAGCGATCGTCGTACCCCGTGGGTGTGTCGGCACATACCGCCACGTCGGAGAGCTCCTTGATGAGTTCCACTTGGCACACCCCCTCCACGTTGGCGTCGTAGGAGAGCTTCAGAACCCTCCAATACGAGTCGCGTATGTAGATGCGGTCGGAGAACTCAAAGGCGGCGAGGTCGCCCTTAGAAAGCCTCATGGTGCATTTCATGATACGGGCCTCCTCGGAGTAGAGTTCGTTGACGTACTGCGCCCAATATTGAAAGTATAGGGTGCGCCACGGCGAAAGGTCGACGGGTATGAAGGGCTGCTCGGAGCCGAAGTTCAAGTCCTTGTCTCCGATGTCGGCGTAGTCGGTGGAGTAGTTGGAGAAGGAGGGGAAGTATGAGGAGGCAGCCGTGGTGACTCCCAAGTCCGTGCGGGTGTACCAGTTGCCAAACCTCTCCGAGAGGCCGTGCCAGTACGCAATCATAGGAAGCGGGTCTTTGACTCCCGTCCCGTCAGATAGCAGGCTGCGGTGTATAGCAAAGGAAGAGCCGGGGATAACAGAGGTCATATACTGCCCGAAGGTCGTCTCCACCGTCTGCTCGCCCGTAGCGAAGTCGTTGCCGGGATCCGTCACCTCGTAATCTCCATAGACCCTACCGAGAGACTTTTGGATGGTGTCCGAGATGAAGTCGGTGCCCGCCTGATACGTCCACTTGTACTCCTTCTTCTGGAGGTCGGTGGTAGGCTGGATGGTCACATCCTTAGAGTAGTCCACCTTGTCGCTCCAGTCCTTCGCTGTACCTGTCGAGGTGTAGTCGGTGAAGGGCTCGATGAGCAGGTGGTTGGGCTTGTTCTTGTCGGGGACGAAGACGAGGTTGAACATACGCTGCAAGCCGAGGACAAAATCGATTTGTTTCATCTTGGGCATATTGAGAGCCATGTCTACGTCCATGCCGCTCAGGGCTTGGCTCGTATCAAAGACCTCGAAGGAGGTGGTCCACACGTTGCCAATACCCCCCGTGCTCGTCGCAGGACTGAGCGCATAGATGCGTGATGCCGAGCCCGAGGTCTCGTACCACACTTCGAGGTAGTCGCCGCTTTCCAGAAGGATGGCGGGGCCGCTCAATCCCGTACCGATACCTGACCCGTCAAAGACGTGATCGAGGAATTTCTCTTGGTTATAGAAGAGCTGGTCGTCGACCAAGGTCTCCAAGAGAGAGCCGTTTTTGTATAGGTAGATTTTGATGTGCGTATTACCCGAGCCCTGCCGAGCGTAGACGGTGCGCACCTTTACGCTGTAATATCCCGTATAGGGTGCCGTATAGCGGTGGCCTAGACCTCCACCTACGGCGTTGGTCCAGTTGTCTTCGGGGTCTTTGCCTCCTGCGATAGTATCATAGATGAGCATCTTGCGGAGCGTCTGCGCTCCCGTGATGTTGGCGGTGATACCCGCTGCCATCGTGTTGTCCAAGAAGTCGACACTGCTCAAGGTCTGGTTGCCGTTGTAGGCGGGCAGGTACATGGCGGAGAAGTTGCCCCCACCGGTAGTATTGAGAAAGGTGCTTTCGTAGGTGAATCCCGCCTCGTCCATGATGGTGTCCAACAACCCTTTGACTTGGATATAGGGCGTCAATTCGCCTTGCCATATCCCGTCCTGTGCCGTCCAAGGCGGGTTGTCGGGGAAGCTCCAGTTGAAGCCCTTGTCGAGTAGGCCGTACCGGATAGTGCCATCGAAGGGGTACGGGCTGACGCTACCCCACGAGTCCTGAATGTTCCCCAAGTTGAGCTCATGGTCGGCGGCCGAGAGGTCTAGGTCTGAAAGCATCCCGTCTCCGATAGCCGATTTTAGATCTACGGCACCACCAAAAAACACGAGTTCGATGTCGGCGTACTTCTCCTTTTGGAGGTATACCTGCTTGACCTGACAGAACCCCCGAACGATGGGGATGGTGTTGTCTACGAGCTCGGCAGGGATACGCGTCTTGAGGTTGATACCTACCGCCGTAGTAGAGGGTACCTGCCCCAAGATATCGAGGTTGTTCTGCGTCGCAGGGATACGGAACGTCTGCGAGAAGCTCCCCGCCGTCGCGTTGATATTTTGGATGTCGGTGAACTGGAGCGTGAGGTTTACGCTCTCGTCTTGGTAGAGGTCGACGAGCGACCCGTTGAGGTAGACCCTTAGCATCGGATGTCTTGTGCGAGTTCAATTTGGAACGATACGTCAAACGTCTTGCTCGTCGCAGGGATAACCTGGTATGTGTTGGTGACGATGTTGCAAGGAAGCCAGTCGCCCGACCCCACCCGAAACATGACATTCTTAGAACGGAAGGCGTACTGCAAGAGGTCGCGCTCCTCAGCCGTGAAGAGCTGGTTGCGTAGCTGGTACGACTCCTTGCCCGTCTTGTGGTAGGGTGTGGCTTGACGGTCCCACGCGTTGAAGTCGAAGCTTACGCTCTTGCGGTAGTCCTTGCTCTCGGTGGCTAGCGTCTTGAGGTTGCGGCCATCGAAGCGGAGGTAGTCGTATGCCCCCACGGTGTTAGCCCATGCGAGCTGTACGGGATCGTGCTTGATAGGTCGGCAGTCGCGGTTGATGACAAGAGTCCCCGAACGCTTCGCGCCCCCCGCCGCACCGCTGTTGGTGGCGTAGATACGCAGCTCGTCCCAGTCGGCGTCCCATGCACTTGCAAAGATGACAGGCTGCAAGTTGGCCGGGCCGATGGGGAAGATGTAGTAGTTCTCATCGAGGTCGGCTTTGGCTGTCACCGCAAACGTCCTTTGTTGTACGATGCTTCCGTCCTTGTATAGGTTGAACTCAATACCTGCCCAAGTGCTCGCCGTGCCCAAGTTGGTGGTGTGGCAGATGACACCGACACCCTCGTCCTCGTCGGCCATCGTCATAGTGATGTTTTTCCCGGATAGGTTTCTGTCCGTGAGCCACGACTTGGAGTTGCCGCTGGTGGGGTAGTATGCCGCAAAGCTCGGGTGTAGTCCCTCAGAGATTTGTTGCGCCCCTCCAAGGAGGTATACTGCGGCGGTGTCGTCGTCGGTTCCCAAGGCGCTCCCGGTATAGTCCTGCACTCCGACGGTGTACTTACGCAGGGCCTTTTGGTTGGGGTAGTTTAGGGACTGCGTTTTCGTGTGCACCACCTCCTCCGTGCCGATGGTGGTCGATGTGTTGGGAGCTGCGACGCGGCCCTCGGCAATATCAGAAAGGTCGAAGTATCCCTCGTCGTCAGCGTTGGCTGTAATGTAGAACGTCCCAATGACTGACCCTGCTGTGGCGTCGTTGCTTTCGTATACACGCACCGCAAAACGAAAGCCAGCGGTCACCGTGGCCGTGGTGCTGAACTTGAAGATAAGGGGCTGCCCAGCGGGACGCAGGAGGTCGGGAGCGGAGTCGATGGTGGAGGCCATTACTTGGGTTTGATAGTGATGTTGCCAGAGGTGAAGGACAAGGACTTGAGCAGGTCTTGGGCGAGGGCTTCGCCGAGCTCGTCGCGGTATTGGGGTACGATGCTTTCGAGGGCCACGGAGTAGTATCGCAGCCCTACTATACCCTTGCGCTTGATAGATCGGGCGATGAGGAAGGCGGCACTCTTGAGCCTGCTCTCGGTCTGCTTGATGAACTTGCCGTTCTTGTCGCGTAGGCGTACGGGCTTGGCCCGCATCCATTCGATGATAGGCCCGGAGGGTGGCTGCTTGGAGCGGAAGGAGTAGGGCGCGTTCTGGTTCTTGCGTGTGCCGTTGACGCCCCAATGGATGAAGGCGGCATAAGGCAGGGGAGAGCCGAAAGAGACCCTCCCCCCCTTTATCTGATACGTCAAAGACTTCTGAAGGGAGCGCGAGGCTACGCCATAGGAGCGGTTTTTGCCTATCCTACGGGAGCCGAGCTCACGCTTGGCGGCGTTGTTTACGTCTTCCGCAAACCGCCCCAGTACCTTCTCAAAGTCTGCGAGGTTCATTTCTTGCTACGTCCGAGAACTACGGCGTTGATGATGCGCTTGAGCAGGTCGACGATGTTGTCGTCTTTCTCGGTTTCGGTCAGTGCCGTGATCGTGCCTGCGGCGGTGATGACAGCGAGGGCGATTTCTGCCCAGTGCGTTGTGAAGAATTCCATGAGTTATGGGGTTTGGATGTTGTTGTATGCTTTGAGACAGTGGTCGGGGTCGATGTAGTCGAGGAGCTCTTGCAGCTTCTTACCCAAAGGCGAGAGGGTGCCCCCTACCATGTTGGCTCCTAGGACGGCCGAGATAGTCTGACTGCCGAACGGGTAGCCTCCCGGCTTGGTCAGCGTGTTGTCGAGTAACGAGGCGGCCATGATAGAAGCCATGAAGGAGAGGTCGCGGAAGATGTCGTACACCCACGGCCACGGGCGAGCGTCACCGGTGCCAAAGCGGTAGAGGATACCGAAGACAGGCCCGACAACAAAGAGGCACAGGCCCGCAGATACGAGAGGAAGGATAAGGAGGTATCTCATGCCGGGTCTGGTGGGAACCATCCGTTCTCGACCATATAGTCGTAGTCTCTGATGGTGGTGGTTGATGGCACGATATTTCCGAACGGGAACTCTTGGTTATTGAGGACGTAGGAGGAGAGGTTGAAACGCTCCTGCTCGTTGAGTTCCGGGAAGAGGGAGACGAGCTTCTCGATGGTGGCCTGTGGGCTTACCGGGATCGTGTAGTCCGTGTCTACTTGTAGGGCGTGCTGGATGCCGTCGGGGTGTACGATGACACCGAAGACCGTGGCGTCCTTTTGGTATTCCTTTTGAATAGCTACAGGCGCGGTGATGTTGTAGAGCTCGCGGGTGATGCTCTTGGCTCTGACTTCGCTTGTCAGGAAACCTTCGGGTAGGACGATGATGTACTGACTCATTAGTAGATGCTGTAGAAGTCGTTGATGTTGTCTTCGATGCCTGAGCGGTTTGACGATTGGTCGGAAGGGTATAGGACAACCTCGTTAATTTTACCGTCGTAATAACCTGCGCCTGTAACCGCAACTTCACCCACGGCAATGGTTCCGCTTATATTTGGCAGGGTCAGGTTGTCGCTAATAACTCCCGCCCCATTGCGCCACTCGTTTTGCTGAGATGTTCCGCGCACTGCAAAGCGCAAATAATTAGTTCCGATTGTCATGTTTACAACACTTGACGCCGCACCGTCATAACGCAGGCTTCCGTCAGATGCCAAGGCAAACGTCTCTTTTCCGGTAAGGCTTCCACTGCGAACACCCCAAGCACGCGAAATATCGCTGCTATCGTCATTTGTCACGACAGCTACAAGAGTTGCGGTTGCTCCAGTGAATGATCCGCTGTTAAGCACTTGTGTTGACCCGTTGCAACTGATTGCGGGCTTTCCGTTGTTTGTAATTATTACACCGCTAGACACAATTTGTGGCTGCGCGGCGTTGGTAGTAGAAATGGCATCAGTGCCGTTTCCGCTCTGCTCGTACCACGTCTTCACGAATCCATCCGTGCCTGAGCAGAACGTAGTAAGAGTTGAAGTGTCGAGCTCGTTGTTAACAAAACCAATGTCCTGCTCTGCGTTATCTGAGGCTCTACGGACGCGGATGGCTCTACCTGTATATGTCGACCTTAGACGGCGCAAAGAGTACGCGGCGTCCGCTCCCGGATATTCATCAAGTAAGCCCGTAAATGTTGACGTGTCCTCCCACGACTGCGCAAGGGTAAAGGGTGGAGTGCCGTAGGTCTGCGCGTTGAGCAGCGCCTCAAACGTGCCTATGGTGTCAGCGTAGGCGGTGTCATTGGCAAACGTGTGCACGAGGGTCCACGTGTCAATATCTGACTGCTCGAAGCTGTTGGCCTTGTACCAAATTTGGCGCCGGATAATGTTGCCGCTGCTAGGCGTGTCGCTACCTTGGAACAAGTCCTGGCCTTGGCCGTCGCCTTGAATTGTCAAATACCGTTCCACAGATATTGTGTCTGTGCTTGCCGCTGATCGTCCTTCGCTCGCCTCTGTATCGAAATGGCCGATGTACAACGTAATTTCAGTTGGTGTAGCCACGCCTGATGCGTTGCCTATCCATCCATACCCCTCGGGGATATTGGGCACGTCGTTGGCACGTCCCGATCCATACACGATACCCGAACCATTGGACGGGTGACTCTTGAGCACGATACCGAGGTTCTGGATAAGGTTGGTGCCCGTCGGTTTAACGTTGGTATATCCACCCGTCGCACCGACGTACACGACGTCGCCCGGCTGGAATAAGTCGGTATCCACCCCTTGTAGAAGTCCGGTGATGATAGCTTCTCCTTCGGCTTCGTCTGCGAGCGTCTCATTCAAGACAAAGGTGGCGGGCATAGCCGAGGCGGTGTCGGCTCGTGCTGCAATCACATAGGCGAGGTTGCCCTCCGCCCCATCGAGTACAGCGTGGACGGGTGTTCCTTTTGCAAGTTCTCCTCCTGAGACATTCTTCACGGTCTGCACAAGGCGACTGGCGTTTGTAGCTGTCCCGCTTGAAGCGGAGGTAATACGGCCTTGGGCATCAACTGTGATGTCTGCGGTAGTGTAGCTCCCCGGAGTTACTGCGGTATCATCGAGGCTCACTACGACGTCTCCGGTTGTAGGGGTTGCGGTGAGACCCGTGCCACCCGTCACGCTGTCGACAGCTCCACCCGCTCCAAAGGTCAAAGTCACCTCCCCGTCGCCATCGTCTACGAGCGAGCCGTTAGGCACGTTGATGGTAGCCACCGAGAGTACGTCAGGGCTTCCGTCAAGCTCTTTGACGCGGAGCAAGCCACGGGCTTTGTATGCCGTCGCAGGGGTACCCTCAGGCTCGACACCCGTGAGAGGGGCGTTGCATGAGTCGTAGGTGTAAGGAACGGAGATAGCGATGTCGAGCAAGCACCCTGCAAGGGCGTTGCTCTTCTCCTCTTCGAGAGGCGTCACCGAGGCGTTGACCAGATCGTACTTGTACCCGAATTGGAAAATGTTGCCTCCGTTCTGGATGTCAGCAAGGATGTCCTCCGCTACCTGCTCGGCATTGCTGATGCTCTCCTTTTGATACTCCACCTTATCGGCATCCGAAGGGGGGAGGGTGAGGATATACACCTCGAGGTTGTACGTCTTGGCCTTGGGTGAGTTGAAGTCGCCACCCGTATAGACGAGGTGCAGGAGCGGGTACTGCTCGAACTTGTCGAGGTCTACGTCAGCCGGGGAGCCATACGAGAACGTCTTGAGAAAGTAGTGGTTCTCTACGAACTCCTCGAACTTGGATACGATGTTATTGAAGGTGATCATTGCTTGGCTTCGGTTCTTCGTTTGTAGTCGAGGTCTTTCAAGAATGCGAGGTGCGTGAATACGTGGCCCACCGTGAGGCGAGTGACTGCATCAATTTTGAGAACGTCCTCCCCAG